TACTTCGCGGCGGAAGTAATTCCGCTTTGCGCTGCTTGCAATATCTCTCTATCGGTCATCGCCAAGCTCCTCATGCCTAAAGCTTCCGCCGTAGTCGTCATACCCTCTACCGTATCCGCCGTCGCCCATTCCCTCTATCTTTTTATCCGCGGCTTTGTTTATTTTTCTCCTGGCCCATTCAGCCCCCATAAAGGCGATAATACCGCCAAGAGCCAGCGACCCCTCAACCTCGTGTATAAGGAGTTTTGAGATAGCAAACGTAGTCCAGCATAGAAACATCGCCGTGATAGTAGCTACGGCAAAAGCCCTTTTCGTGCGGTGTTTTCTGGGCTTGCCGTCATCGTCCAGCAGCCCCAAGACGCCGCCGATAGCGCCCACCACCAATACCCAAAGTAGGTATAGGTATTCTTGAAAATTCATCTTATCGCCGCTCCGAAAATCAAGGCGAGCAGGACCGACAAAGTTATTTCTAGCGCCCTTTTTTTGCTGATTTTAAAGCCCATGATTTTTTTGATTACCATTTCGCTCATCGTGCGCCCCTTAAGCATTGTTTTAGCAGGTCCTCGCAGGCCTTAAAATACTCTGCAATCTTTTTTTGATTGTCCGGATCGCTTCTGTCTCGCTCCGGTTTTTGCGGCATCTCGTCGATGCAAGGCACGGCGATATACACGTCTTGATATTTTGTCCGAGTGATCACCTGCGGCTCTTTGCCTGCGCAGCCAAAAAACAATAGGGCGACGCAAAAAAGCCCGATCTTAGCGCGCAAGCTCATCAAATATCCTTTCGCATCGCTCCAGCTTCTCCTCGCAGTTTTGCGTAGCAAGCGGCTTTATGCTCTCAAATTTGCTTCTTGCTTTTTCTTGCGTCTTTTTTACGTTGGGCTTTTTTACTTCAAGGTCTTTAAATTTTGCATTCTGCAGGTCTATTTTTGCATTGCACTCGCCTAAATTTGCCGCCGAAATTTGCAAATTTGCTTCTTTTATAGCAAGCTCTGTTTGCGCCTGGGCTAGCCCTGCTTTTGCGTCCTTGATGTCGCCTTTTAATTTCCAAATTTCAACTCCAAGACCTAGCATTACGCCCACAAGAGCGCCAATTACGATTAACCAGAGTTTGTTTGCGATTAGAAAATTCATTCTACCAATACCCAATCAATAGCAAGGACATCCGTCTGACTGGCAAGCCACGGCACGATTTTTTCATCAGCCGTTTTCATATCAATGTGAGGGCAATAATCAACCTCCGCCCCCTCGCCGAAGATAGATAAAAGCGGTTCGCGATTTACGGTAAATTTAGACCCTTCAACTAAAAACAAAAACATCCCCTTTCCGTTCCAGCCTTTGCGCGCCACTCTTTTGCCTTGTTTTAAAAATCGTATCGCGGAGCCGAAATCAAACCCCTCGGAGATGTTTTGATAAGCGGCTTCAAAGACGTTTTTAGGCGACCACGAGATGTAGCCGTCAAAATTCGGGTGATTCTTTTTGCTATCGACATACTCTACAAGATAACCCTCGTCGTTCGGATTTTCCTCCGCAGGTATTTCCCATCCGCGCAGTTTGTTGTATTCTCCGCGGCTCATCGGCGCGGCTTTGATTTCCTTGGTTCCTATGTATTTTTGCATTACTGTCTCCTTTATTTGACTAAATTTAATAAAAATATGGCCGTCAATATAACGGCAGCTATGATCACGAATTTCTTTGTTGAGGGCTTCATTGTTTTATCCTCTTTACGGGATTGATCGCCCAAACCGTTTGCAGTATCTTTTTGTCATTTTCGTCCATATACTCGGCTTTGTTGTCTTCGCGCATACCTATGACGTCCATTAATTTCCAGCCGAGGTAAATTCGGCAATACCATTTTGATTTGCCGTATCTGATCTCGCGATAGTAGCCGAAACGCTCGCGTCCGTCTTTTAGCTTGCAGGTTACGAGACACTCGGTATTCTTTCGCCCTTTGTTGTAGGTCGCTAGCGTATCTCCGATCGCGCGCACGCTGTTTGCGTCTATGTCCTCTACTTTGACGCCCAGGTACTTTGCGCTAAATACGCCTATGCGGTTGCGGTACAACCAGCAAAGGCGCGCCCAATACGTCCTATTCTTACCGTTTGGGTAGTGCTCGTTACGCCAGCCGTCGTCTCCGTTGATGCCGTAGTCCGGGTCGTCGGACCAGCTTGCCCATTTGGGCAAATTCTCGCTTTTTTCGTCGCAGGCTAGCAATGCTATCGGCACGATGAAAAAGTGCAAAATCTCAATAGGAATTTCAACCGCGAAATTACGCGCTACTTGAGAAATTTGTTTAAAACTTAACATAGCTCTACCACTTTCTTATCTTGACCGACGAGCCGAGCGAACTTCTTAGATTGCTTTCGCTTGCGCTATCTATCGACGAACTAACGCCAAATTGAGATAACCCTGGATTTACGTTTAGAAAATTTCCGGCAGATACGGACTTTAGCTTTTTAAATGTGATTCCAAAAACATTTGGGAAATTGCAAAAAGACCCCGTTCCGGTAATGCTTTCCAAGGACGGCAAGAATATATTATCCCCGGTTCTAAGGTTATTAAAGCTATTTCCTTCTACCCTTTGCAACCCATCCATCTTTATAAACCAAGGATAACATCTATTAAAACAGTTTTTTACGCTTTTTATTTTCGGTACTATCAGACGATCAAAAGAGTTCATATCGTTAAAGCAATTTTCCCCCAAGCTCTCAAGGCTAGGCAACTCTAACTTAACGTATTCTTGCGTTAGATCTCTAAACATAAAGCCGTCGTTAAAGTTATTCGCCCCTATGGAAACTATTTGGGAAAAATCTATTTTGTTTTTATGCCATGCGGAGATTTGAGTTCTTATGTTTGTAGTGAAATTTTCGGGTATTCTTTTCCCCCAAACTATCATTCCGTCGGGTTCTACCCTTGCTACGTCCGGATAAGACTCTTTAGCCTTGCCGCCGAGAAAAAATGCGCCTTTTAACATTATGCGGCCTTTTTAATAAATTGGACGATGACTTTATTGTCAAACGGGTTTATAAAATAGGACAAAAAGACGTAGCCTTTACCGTAAGTAGCATCGTCGGGATTAATTATTTGAAAATCGCTCGAAAGACTCGTGACCCCATTGCCGTGGATATATATCAGTCCGCTTTTTCCTCTATTCTGCTCTGCCGTAATATTGGTAGCCGTAAGCTGTCCCGAGATACTTTGGCCGACGAAATTTACGCCCTGCGTAAAATCTATAGTATTACCTGAAAGATTTTGCGCTTTGACGTATTTATTTAGCGAGGACTGCGTTACCGCTGCGGCAGCAACCGTGGATATTTTCCCGTCCACTGCTGATGCGAGTCCGCCAAGCGCGGAGTTTAATGCATTTGCGTCTATCTTGTCGCTCACGGCCTCGGCCAAATTTCTCTTACTTGCTAAATCTACGATTTTTTGGGCGATTAACTCGTTTACTTTGGCTTCGTCCACCCCGCCGCTTGGAGCCTCGTCTTTCTTGATGAACGTATCCTCTATCTTTTTGCTAGAAAACGTTTTATTTTCCGCCGCAGTTTCGTCGTCGATAAGCGTTTTTTGTTTTAGTTCTTCTACCGCGCTCGTTAGCCCGTCCACGGCCTCGTTTATTAGTTGTTTTGCCTTTTCCTCGCTTACGCCGGCGCCGCCGTTTTCTTTGATTTTGGCGAGGATCTCTTCAGCCTTGGCCAAAGACTGCTTTAGCGGCTCCAGCCTTTGGGCTACGGCGTTAAATTCGGCTATCTTCGCGTCCATCTCCCCGCTTTTATTATCAAAGCTGTTTTTGGCTAGCTTTATCTCCACCGAAATTGTTTCAAGGCGGGCTAAATTTAGCTCTTTAATTTTTTCGCTAAGGGCTAAAATTTCCTTACAAATTTGCGTAAATTCTCTGTCTTGCATGTTCTCTCCTACGGTCTTATTCTTGCTCTCATCACTCTATCTAGGTCTCTTAGATCGGCTCTGTCTTGATACTTCCCGTTTTGAAAATCCATAAATTTGTATATGAATTTCCTACAACTTAGACTTTTACATTTTGCGCGGCCGGCCATGTAAAAGTCTAAATTATTTAAAAACTCCTCGCTCCAAAGAAAATACGTCCCGACTTCAGAGCCGATCTCGTACGGCTTAGCGTATCCTTTGGCTCCAAGCGCGCTTTCTAGGTCGCAACTCGCGTCGTCGAAGTTACTCGTTTCGTATTCACAAAGAGCCGCGAGGTACAGCTTGTTAAATTTAAAACGATCCTTGTCGTCCCCGGCTCTTGCCGCGGCGATGCCGTAGCCTAGAGCCGCCAGCAGGCTCTGGTCTTCGTAGTCCATCTCGTCCGTCCCAGTGCGAGGAGGACGAAATTTAGCTACGAAATATTTGCTAGACAAATAGTAGTCCGCTTCTATATTTCTATCGTCTATCTCGATCTTTTCTAGGACCGTTATGGCCCTATGTATCTTCGCCGCTGTTTGACGCATTAGCGATCTAAACTCGTCGTCTCCGCATATTTTTACGCCGCGACGAGTGTTGATTTCGTATAGGTTTTTAAACTCCGAAAAGGTCATATTTACTCCTCGGTTTAAGCCAAGGCCGTCGGCCTGCGCTTAAACTTTCAGATTTTTAAGCCAAGCAAACGCCACCGGCGTGCACACGCGAAGGGTAAATTCGCTCAACACTTCCTTTTCGACCGCGTCGTTACTGGTCGGCAGCTCATTGACTTCCATAGGGCGCCAATTCACCTTAAATATATCATCGCTTCTAAAGGCGATGATTTCGTTTTGATCGAGGAACGGATTTAGCAGTACCTTTACGTGGCCGTATGTGTTTCTTACCGCTAGCACTTCGCTCTCTAGGTATTTTTCGGTCATATTCGCCTGCTTGATCTTGTCTAGGATATCTAGCAACCTATCGTTTTGCTTGTCGTTCACCATCATGAACTCATACGGTCTGCCTTTGCTCCAGCCGATTTTAAACAGATTTCTTATCATCTGCATCGTTAGATCGGTATTCGTCGCATCGATCGTATTGATAGTGGTGGAAAAGCTCTTTAGTCCGCCGCATTTGCCTATCACGGGCGTTCCCGTATTTACCCTCTGAACCGCCGTTTGGCCGGAGAGTAAGACCTTTTCGATAGACTTTTTATGCTCTACCGAACTAAATTCGCCCTGCTTTGACAGACTGTCCTTACCTTGCGTGTCGGTCGTAGGCTTTTGCGAGCCGGAAACGCCGTAGGTATTTTTAACTATCTGGAAGTGATTTATGAGCTCGCCGCCAGTATAATACTTCGCAGGCGCTTTCGGCCCGCCCTCTGCGTGGGCATTATTTAGATCGCCGTCCGGCAACTCGTCGTAGCTCCACTTATGCCCCATGGCGGCCCTTGATGACCTGTCTATTGGGGCGCCAAGCGAAATCGCGCTATAAAAAGGAGTCGTCTCCCACCCTATTTGCTTTATCGATTTTTCTAAAAGAGCGCCTGAGCTTCCAAACGCCTCTTCCGTCGTCATTAATCCAGTTTTAACCGGCATTTTTTACTCCTTAAAAGAATCTTGAATAAAAGGCCTGTTTCTCGCTATCGCTAGCCTCGCCTTTGTTGATCTTGCCGATGAGCTCTTTTACGCTCACGCCGCCGCCCGTTCCCCTAGCTATGTCGAATTCATCCTCCGTCTGCTCCTGCGCCTTGCCGTGGAAAAATTTTAGATAGACGTTTTCAAGCCCGACCGGAGTGAGTAGCGCATCGCCCGCGCCGGGATTTTTCTCGTCGATTTCCAAAATCTTATCCGTGATTTTTTGCATATCAAAATCTGGATAACTCTTCCTAAAATCCGTCTCCATCTGCGAAAGTTGCGCGGCTTGGCGCATTCTTTGAAA